TATTCTACCAATTCTTTAGTAGTGGGCTCAACTGTTTTCTTGCCCTTAAAGTTTGGTATCTCTGTTGATTGACTCTGAACAGATGCTGATGACTCTGATGCTACCGAAAATGATACGACTTCCTGAATCATGAAGTCTAGCGCTTCGGGGGCTAGGTTCAATAGCATTTCTCTATTAGTTTCAAAATACTGATCGTCCTTTGTAAGGCTAGCTCCTGCGAACTTTGCCTTGATAGAAGCTAACTTCTCTGCCTCAACCTTGACCTGCTCAATAGTATCTTTGTAGGTCTGAAGTTCTGCAAGCTGTGCTTTCAAAGACTCAATTTCCTGAGCCATGCTAGCAGTAGCTGTTTCCTTCTCGGTTAGGGAAGCCTGAAGTTCTTCTACTTGTGTAGTTAGGTTTTTGTCTTCCAATGTCTCATCCTCCACGTTTGAGTTAGTAGCGGGCTCTACAATAGCTGCAACAGCTATAATTGGAGTCCTTCCTTCATAGGCTGGTCTGTTTACTAGAGTGGCTGCTCTTAGAGCAGTCCCACGTAGTTCCTGTACTCCATCCGCAGAAAGGGTACTATCACTATAAAGAACTTCCCAAGAAAGCTGAAGAGGTAACTTTTGTTCAAAGCGCGACTTGATTAGATTGATATCGTCAGGTCTTTCTCTATCCCACAAAGCAGCCAAACCAACGATTTGGTTCTTCAACTGTTTTAGATTAGTGATTACTCCGATAGGAAAACTGTTCTCATGTCCGTCAGCAATCTGCCCTGCGGCCATTTTCACTGGCATGTAAACTCCACTCTTAATCAGATTAGCAAACTCTTCTCCCGGAATCCTTTGCTTATTAGCGTCGGGCTGATCATCTGTAAGAATAAATTTTACCCAGGAAACTGGTCCACCCGCAGATATAGCGGCGAACGCTTCGTCTTCTGCTACGTAATCCACTAACTCGAATTCTTTTAGTAGTAAAATTTGATTTTCATCCATAAAATACCTCTGGCTCATAATTGAGCTTCATAGTTCATTGTATCATGTCTATTAGACATTATGTATAGTTTATTACTTAGACGCCGGAGGCATATTCTTCATAGGCATCTTAGCAGGTGCAGCAGGCTTTTGAGGACCTGTTGGAGCACCCCCACCAGTATTAGGTGCTGGTGAGAACGGGGCTGGAGCAAATTCTGGTAGCTTAGAAGCTTCCAAAACCTTCTGCTCGTCCATCTTTTCTTCCATCTCATCTTCCCAAGAGAAGCCAAAGATTTCAGCAAATGATGTTCTAGATAGGTTACCTGAGTCATAAAGAGCCTGAATAGCGGTAACGAAAGTAGTGAAGTCTACGATTTGTAGTGGGGCAAAAAATACTCTGGGAGTATTCTTGAAGCTATTAAGCTTAGCTACCTTATTGATTATATCCTGTAGTACAACTCGAATCTTCGATCTAAAGTTCTCCATTGTTTTCACTGCTGAAATAGAAGAGAACTGAGCATCAGAAGACGAGCTTCTCAACGTCTCACCTGTGATTAGAATTCTAGGGAACCCTAAAGCTGAGATGATATCTTCGTTAATATCCTTGTACTTAGACTCGTTTAGTAGAGCGTCTACTGGTGGAGTTACCCACGTGATCTTTAGGGTATGATTAGCAAATAGCTGGAAGATTCTTTCTACATCCCTACCAGTACCGTTTCTCCATAGCATCTGAGTCTTGATATCCTCGAACTGATCCTGATCCTGTTCAGTGATTGGGAATAGATCAGAACCCAACTGTACCAACTGAATGGCGCTGATTACTCTGGCCGCGATTGAATAGTCCATTCTCCGCATGTTTCTTTTGTGCTTCAATGGTTCGATTGCGGGGTATAGATATGGGATTGGGTACGCTGTATCAGACATCATCTTTCTTCTGATAACATTCTTATTATCTAAAAGAATCGTCTTCTCTCCAGCTTCAATAGCCATAATTAGTTGTGGGTAGTAAGCTACGATATTCTCGTATAGTACTTTATCCCATGTTCCATCGGGGTACTGACCTCTAGCTTGAATAAAGGTAATGAACTCTGCTGGAATCTCTACGTAGTAGGAGGGCTGATCAGAGAGAATGGTTTGGTTTACCACAATGGTATTAGGGTCTCTAATCCACATAGATACTGGTAACTGCAAGTGATCATATCTCTTAATACTCAAGTCAAGTAGATCATCCTTGACTACAGGAGCAAACTTCATCTCAGGTACAACTAGACCCGAGATTAGGAATTCCATTGCCATAGCCTCAGCGAACTCTGCAAGCTTATCTTTGATTCCCTCGTACACAGCGGCCTCTGTTTTAGAAATGCCGTTCTTACTGAATTCAATCTTTGTGATACCAATCTCAACCATCTTGTTCAAAACAGTTGAGGCTAGAGGATCACGTCTATAGAAGAATCTACAAGCTTCAACAACCTTTCTGAACTCCTTGATATCTAACGTATCCATCTTATCGACATCAGTAGGAGCCCAGGGGTTACTGGCGTTTGTAGTTCCGGTGAATGAGAATGTAGCTGTTGCTAGTTTCATATCCGAAGGTGTTACTATTGCTTGTTCTGTCATTATCCACCTATCCATGAGAAGCCTATAAGCTTAACACGCTTGGCCGCTCGTTTGAATGTAAGATCGGTTGTCAAAAAGTATGCTAGTGTCATACACAGTAGGGCCGCAGTAAAGTGGTCTTCTGATTTAGATACACCACCCCTTACTCCCATAGTTCTATAGACTATATCCCCTGACGGAGTTCTAGTGTATGTCATTCTTTCTAACTCGACAATCATGTCTACATCTTTGTAAGAGTAGATGATCTTATGTTGGTTTGACCAATCCTGTAGAATCTGTGTAGCTAGTGGCTTGGTCTTTTGCTTTACTTCGTTACCATCACCATCCATCCCTAGAGTAGTCCAAGAGGAGAAGTCTACTGGGATTATTCTGGTCTTGTATTTCTTATCCGCGTACTGATCATTCTCCATCAAGTTTTGTATTACCCCAATTCCAGCGTTACCACGGTCAATTCCCATAAGCATAGGTTTGTAGATTGTATCTAATCTATCTATGAGCTTTTCTTGAATTGGGTAACTGACCTTCTCTAGCTTAATTCTAGCGTGGAATCTGAACCTATCCTCTTTATCCAAAGTCATAATAATGATCGCTGTAGGTTCAGTGTATCCTAAGTCGATACCGAATACACAATTTGTTTTGGGAGGTAGAACTGGAATCATAGCGAGCTTTGTAATATAATCGCCAATATTTTCTTTTGTCTCCAAACCATTGAGTACTAATTGATATACCTCATTGGAATCTACTTGGAAGTTGGCTCTATCAAATAGAGAATAAACAGGGTGCCCGTGTAGACCAAGCACGAAGTGTAGGAAGTCGTCGCTATCACGACCACCATACTGCTCTAGGGCACGCTGTTCATCCTTCTGACTAAACCGGGGGTTAGCGTAAGAATTGACTCTATGCTTTGTGTACTGGGAGTTTTCCTGATCCACATGGAATAGAACGTTCTTTTCTCTAACCCCGGTGGGTACACCCGATACTAGAACTCTGTAACCTTTAGTCCAAGTGTTGACAATAGGCTGCATTTCTGTCCAGGCTCCCCAGGGATAATACCCACCTTCATCTACGAAAACAAAGGGGGTATGTAATCCGATAACGTTGTTACCTGTACCGGATTGTCCAGCGATACGACACATTAGTTTAGACTTGTTAAGAAGTTCTATTGTGAAGTCACTGGAATTGATACCACCAGAACTACGAATAAAATTCTTTAATAGGGAATTAGTTCTAAATAACCGGATAAGATTAGTGAACACTGGCTCTAAGTGTACCTTAGAAGGCACAGTGTAAACGATGTAATCTTCTGGGAAAACATTGAAAACCAGAGCCCACACAATCATAGCTGAAATAGCGAACGTCTTTCCTACTGCACGAGAGCAACACAAAGAAACCCGGCTGTTGAAGTCGCTCATGAATTCCTTCTGATACTTAGTAAGTAGCAGTAGTTCATCATTTCCGACCTTATCTATGTTCAGAAAGAACTCTGCAAATAGAACTGGGTTTCTAACTATCTCGTAAAGAGCAAGCTCTTCCTGAGTTATTCTTTCAATAAGTGCCATACTGCTCCTTGTGCCGTAGGTGAATGTTTAGGTCTTTCTTAGCTTGGTAAGTTGGATGGCCTTGATAGTCACGCTCAATTACACGCTCACATCTTTCTTCATCAAGTACAATCTCTTGTAGACTCTTGATGTGATTGATTGAAATAAAGTCAAAGGAGCTTACCCTGTTCCAGTCCTGTGACTGTGGTTCTGTATGCATCTCATTCAAGAACTTAGCATTAAGTTTGTTATAGAATCTATGATGTGAATCCCCTTGGAATCTAAATTCACCATCTTCAAACAAACGTCTAGCTAAGCGATACCCAGAATAACTTCCCTTGTATGTTAGTTCTCTGAATACATTAATGAATTCATCAGTCAAGTATTCATCTGGGTCTAAGCAAATCTGCCATAGAGAATCTGTAGCGGCTGAAACCTGACCACGATCTGACTCACAGAAACCAGTGCAGGCTGTGCTTAGAACTGTGTCACAGCGTTGCTTGCATATCTCTAAAGAATTATCCTGTGACTCCTGTACGGCTACTACGATTTCATCTACAAGCGGTGTGTGGTAGTCAAAGAATGCGGGGAGTCTGTGGGCTTCATTACATACAACAGCGGTAAGGGCTACCATAGAGTTTAGTTTCTGTTCCCAGTCCTCACCATATAGTTTCTTCATACCTTCCTGTTGTTCGTGGGAAGCCTTGCTAAAGTAATCTTCTCTACCTAGAAGATCAATGGACTTGTGCTCCAAATGATTTATACCAACTAGATCAAATACACCTACAGCAAACCCACCTCTACGAACTCTCCATCCGTAATCTAGATCAGTCCCCCAACCTAGAGAGAAACTCTCATCAAGATAACCAACCTTATCAATAGCTTCTTTTGTGATTGTAGGGCAAACAAGTTCTACAAATGGTACATATCTCAGAGAAGCGGAAGATGATTTGTGCATGATTCTATGTGGGCTATTTGAGTAAGGGCTGACCATTCCAAGTCTTGGTCTATTTTCTAGTACCCACTTGATACGATCAAACATATCTGGACCAGTATCAATATCGCTATTCATTAGCATGAAGGCATCGTAGTCGTCGTGGACTCTCTTGATAGCCTCATTCCATCCCTTAGTGAATCCCAGATTAGAATCAAATCTCATACAGTAGTCTGAGTATTTAGTATCTGATCCATTGTCTACTACGATTACATCGGGGAAAATCTCTTGTACATGGCGAACCAAGTCAAAGTTATTGTAGGCCAAAACCATCTTCGCAATCTTCATTCCTATCTCCTTAGATAATTGTAGTAGCAGATGGTATCTAGTATATGACCAAACTTAGGCCTGTATCTTTTGTAGAGTGATTCTACAATTAGTCCATCTGATTCGTACACCTGTTCAAACCTAGTGCTACCCAAAAGTTGACGGCCTAGCATAAACTGGGCTAGATCAATACAACCAACCTTTATATTCTCTGGTATAGCCCAACGAACATCTCCATTACCGCAATCCTGATTGAATACCCAAGCCTCTAGTTCAGGATGTTCTGTAACGAAGCCACTAATAGTTTCATAGAAAGACGGGTGGATGATATTGTCATCATCTAAGAAGTACACCCACCCGTCTTCTACTAAGTCCAGACCCATACTCTTTTGTGCGTTCCCAACGATTCCGCCTTTTAGATTATTTTCTATAATCCAAGGCTCGGTAAATTTTTTCGTCAATGTTGCGGAATCATATATAATATGCCAAACGCACTCGAAGGTTATTGATTTTCTAATGGCGTCCAAGTTTTCAGGTCTAGAACACGCCGTTATAATACTAAGCTTCATTTGTTACAATGACTCCTATTCCCCACTGATTATCATATTCACAGAACTCTCGGTATGGATAGTTATTCTTAATCTCATTCCAGAAAGCTGGTACTTGAATATCTCCAAATTGAGGGTTCGGTATGATATCATGGAAAGCAATGATTCCCCCTTCTTTAACCAATGGACCATACATTTCAAAGTCCATCTTAACTCCGTTATACGTGTGGTCCCCGTCGATAAATAAAATGCTAGGGGCCTCAGTGATGCACTCTTTCACTCTCTTAAAAATAGCTGGATCGTGAGAGTCTCCTGATATTATATCAAGGCGGGTGCCCATCATCTTAGCAAAATCAGAACTCATTTCTCTGCCGTTTAGTTGTCCGATGCGTCTAGAGTCCTGTTCTGGTAGTAGGTAATCTACAGAAATAACATGCTCGGCTACAGCAATAAGTGGCCGTAAGGTTTCACCAAACATTGAACCAATCTCAATAACACAGTAAGGCTGTATAGTTTTGGCTATGGTGATAAGTTTTCCAAATTCTCTGGTTGATTGGTACTGCATATTACCTCATACTTTCTGGCATTACTTCAGTGTCATTAGTTCCCTTGTTATCAATAAGTTCTTTGACTGTTGTTATAACAGAACCTGTACAGGTATCTCCGTTATCTAACTTTCTATTACAGGCAAAGGAAATCTTATTCTTTTTGTTATCAGGACTAGCTACCCAGACTGTTCCCAAAAGGGTAGCGCATTGGGGACAATAAATATACTGGTGCCTAGCTTCTATGTATTCCTTAGCCTTCTTCTTAAGGTCTTCTAGGTATTCTAGAACTGAGGCTTCTTTATCAGTCTTACGTACCTTACGTGTAATCTTTAGGTCATCCTGACATTGTGAGATGTCTCCTCGTAAAGAAGAGAGTACTCTGTTCAATTTATCCATGTAGTCGATGTCTACTTGACCACTGAGTCTCAATGTGTAGGACATCATTTCATAGTCGTCTAGTGCTAGCATGGACTGAGCTAGGGACCTGAGAACTAAGCGATCATTAGAGTTAAGGTCTTCAAGATCGTAGTCTTGTCCAAGCTCCTCTATTTTTAGTTGAATCTTTTTCTCAAATTCATTCTTCTGATATTCAGGCACATCAGAATCTATAACGTTAGGTACTCCGTACTTTGATGACATACTACTCCTTTACAAACCACACAATGAAAAGCCACAATCGTGACATAAGACACAATGACCTGTGACTTCGGTAACTGCTCCACATTCGGGACAGCGAGGAGCATTGTCCTCAACAACAGCGGTATCTTTAACCTCTTCGATATCTTCCATATCTCTATTCTCCTATTCTACCAATTTCTAGAAACTGATGCTTATTATTGAAAAACACGTCACTTTTAGACGTGTTTACAAAGAAACTGCCCTGTTTTACCTAAGATTCTCTTCCATTTGCAAAATCAGATAATCTGCGATATAATGCTTCTGCTCCACGATCTAGGGAATCTGAGGAATAAAGCATCATAATAATTCGCTGAATCTCTTGTCTTGTTAGGGGTACATAAACAACAGCGTGTTCACGCTCACAGGTTTCTGCTCTGTTCTTAGCACTGCCAATACCTTCACCATCCCGAGCAAACTCTTTCTTAGGATCGGCATAGAAACTCTTTCCGCAGATACTGCACGACCAAACTCCATGCGCTACTTTTCTTGTCATAATCTCTCCTTTCATAAATATTATAACACACAAATTGATTTTGTCAAGCCCTTGACATAACTGATAAGTGTGTGATATAATTACTAAGACGACGAGGGAGGAGTATATATTAATTAACTACGTTAACACTACTATGTTAAATTAACAATATATATACTTAACCGCGAATTTTTTTTTGAAACTGGGGCTTGACAAGCTACAAAATAGTAGTATAATGATTTTATCAAGAAAGGACAAACGATGATTACTATTTATAATGCTGATAATATGACTGTAATGCCGTGCCTAACCAAAGTGTTTACACTTGTCTATGCTGACATGATCTTTGAAAATCTCAACCTAGATTGGATTGATCTGTCACTTAATCTACTAGAGGATAATGGTGTATTCATAGTTCAAACCGATTACCATTCTGTAGCTCAGGTAAAGTTGTACCTTGATGACAGAAAATTATTCTTTGTGAACTGGATCGTCACCCACGAAAACTGGGGTGGCAGAAGTAAACGATGCTTCGGCAGAAAGCACGATGATATTCTAATCTATGCTAAGGGTGAAGACTACAAGTTCTATCCAGAACGGGTACTTATTCCTAAAGTAACAGCGGGTACTGCATTCGATAAAAAAGGTACAGGTACTCAAATTCCTACAGATAACTGGTCAGACCTTGGTAACTTCTCTACTGTTGCTAAAGAAAGAGCAAAGCTAGATGGACACAACGTACAGTGGCAGAAATCACTTAAGCTGATGAATAGATTACTGCTACCTTTCACCGATGTAGAGGACTACGTACTTGATCCATTCCTAGGTTCTGGAACAACTGCTGTGTGGTGTAGGAATAATAATCGTAACTGCGTGGGAATAGAGTACAATAAAACTCTTGCAGATATTGCTACAAACAGGGTCTTGACAAATCCAGGAACTGTGTTATACTAGTAAACAGAAAGGAGTCACACAGTGATTTACATCATCAATGACCTGAGCCAGATTGGACCGCTAATCAGCGACATATCCAACCACTATGGACCAATCGGTCTCGATACAGAGACCTCTGGACTAGACTGGATAACATGCAAATTGTACACCATTCAGCTTTATGTAGGAGGGAACACATACGTATTCAATTGTCTAAAGTTCAAGCAGATAGAGTATCTAGTACATCTAATCAATACTCGCACCCTTGTAGGGCATAACATCAAGTTCGATACAAAGGTCTTGCTAGCCAAGACTGGTGTACTACTAACAAACGTTTATGATACAATGCTCGCAGAGGTACTAATCAATCAGGGGCTAGGAAAGAAGTTTTATTCCCTTGCTGAACTAGTACAACAGTACTACGGGGTAGACCTATCAAAGGAAGTACGTGCTAGCTTTTATGAACTAGGGGAATTGTTCGAGCTAACAGATGAGCAATTGACTTACGCCGCAAATGACGTTCAGTATCTGACTGGTATTCGTGACTCACAGTTAGAGAAGTTAGCTACACAGAATCAAACTAATGTGTTAGACTTAGAGATGAGATTGGTTCCGGTTATTGCTAAGATGGAACACAAGGGAGTCGGGTTTGATAGAGTTCATTGGGAACAGTTGATGAACGACGCTCTAGCAAAAGCTAAGCTGATTGGTGACAATCTAAAAGCAAAGATCATAGATGAGTACATCCTAACTACCCAATATGATAATGTTCTACAGATTTTTCAGAAATTGGAAATCCCAGTCAAAACCAAACGTCTAACTACTCAGCTAGAGACAATGACAGACTCCAATAACTTTAGAGGGTACATCCTTGATAATATCAACCTTTCGTCCCCTAAGCAGATGCTTGCTATTCTACATGTATGTGGTGTAGATACAGATTCCACTAATGAAAAAGATTTGAAAGAGAGCTTCTCAAAGCATCCCATTGTGTCACTCCTACTGGAGTACCGGGAATGGATCAAGAAATCTACATCCTTTGGAGAGTCTTTCTTATCTAAGATACATCCTTCGACTGAAAGAATTCACGCTGAGTTCAATCAACTAATGGCCGATACCGGACGGTTCTCCTGTAGCAACCCCAATCTTCAACAGATTGTACGGGACAGCGAATACAGACATTGCTTTATTGCAAGCCCGGGTAAAAAGATGGTCACAGTTGACTACTCTCAGCAAGAACTTCGGTTAGCCGGAGCCATCACTGGTGAACCAAAATTCATCGAAGCTTACCAAAAGAACCTAGATTTGCACACGATTACGGCCTCACTTATGTATGGAGTGCCAGTAGAACAGGTCACTAAAGACCAGCGTCAGGTTGCTAAAGGTTATAACTTCGCGGTACTATACGGTTCAACAGAGTACGGTCTAGCGTACAACTTCCAGATGGATATAAAAGAGGCGCGGGGCCTGCTAGATAAGTATTACGAGGGGTACGATAGACTACACCGATTCAAGATAGCAATGGAAGATGCTATTTTTGAAAAGAAGTATTCTTCAACCCCACTTGGAAGAAAACGTTTCTTCGAAGCAAAAGAGTTCTTCACTGATGGAAAGGAGTACGAGAAGTATAGAAATGCCATAAAGCGTCAGGGTTTCAATCAGATGATTCAGGGTGCGGGTGCAGATGTAACAAAGACAGCAATTGTAATGATACACGAAGAGAACCCGTTCGGAGATAAGCTAGAACTTATTATGTCAGTACACGATGAGATCGTATGCGAAGTCGACGAGTGTTGCCTTGATGAGGCCGTGGAATTTATCACAGCCATGATGAAAAAAGCTGAGCAACCTTATCTAAAGGATATTCCTGCAGAAGTAGGCCAGCCAGCAATTGATAACTATTGGAGCAAATAAGGAGATAACATGGAAGGCACTTTTATCACGGTCGTACATACTAAACGCGGAATCTTGGTTCCATTCGAAGTCAGTGAGCGCACTGGAGAAATTATAATCTGCAGTGGGTGGGTTGGAGATGAACAATGCTACGTCTCAAGAATCAATACGAAGTTTATTGACTGGGACCTAGGTTACATATCAGAAGAGGAGGTAAATTAATGCCAAAAGTAAAAGCAGAGCAAAGTTTCGCGGACAAAATCATTGAACAATATGGCTCAGATTTTATCGAACAAGAGGAAACAGCAGATGAGATTAAGCAGTTGCACGTCATTCATACGGGCAGTACATCTCTAGATGTTTCCTTGGGAGTAGGTGGTGTACCTTTAGGGAGGTTTACAACTGTCTACGGACCAGAGTCGAGTGCCAAAACAACACTATGCTTGTCAATCGCTAAACACGCCATCGAAGACGAAGGCATAAACGTATTGTATGTTGATCCTGAGATGACTCTGGATTACAAGTATGCTGAAACAATCATCGGAGAGTTTGATCACAGTAAGTTGGTTCTGGTAAAGCCAGAGACAGCAGAACAGACGTTCATGATTTGTGAGGAAGGCATTGCTGATGGAAGATTCCAACTAATTATCTTAGACTCGATTGGAGCTTTGGCTCCCTCTAAGGAAAAAGAGGATGACTTTGAGAAGGCTGGTGTGGGCGTTATCCCACGTATGTTGTCTAAGTTCCTACGTAGAAACGCATACGATGTAAAGAAGAAGAATATTGCATTCGTCTTCGTGAACCAGATTCGGGCTGTAATCGGTGCTTACGTACCAACTAATGAAATGCCCGGTGGAAATGCCCTTAGACATTTTTCGAGTATTGTGATATACTTGACACGTTCAGAGATTTTGAAGTTTGGGGATGAGGCAGTTGGTGCAGTGTCCAGATACACAATCAAGAAGAATAAGGTAGGTGTACCTTTCAGAAATCATACCTTCACTCTAATGTACGGAGTAGGAATCAACAACGAAAGAGATACAGTTGAGTTTGCTACACTACAGGGAGTTGTTGAAAAGAGAGGTAGTTACTTCTACTTCCAAGGAGAGTTATTGGGACAAGGCTTAGTGAAAGCTGAGCAATATCTAAAAGAGCACAAAGAAGTACTTGACAAGATTTCAGAGGTGTGCTATAATATCAACAGCAAGAAACAACTAGAAGAAAGGAGTGAAGATGAACCGGAGCCTAAGATTGCAGAGACTGTACACAGCGGGCCAGTATCAGAACCTAACAATTGAGGATACAATCAACGATATCCCAGAGGCACTAGCATTAGATGATGAGGGTCTGAAGATACTGAGTAACCTAATGATTCTAAGGCTGGACGCACAGGAACGACGCTACTTCAAGATTCGTGAGCAGACGAGAGGTATGACTCATGAGGATGCAATTGAACTTCTCGAAAACCTACAAGCGCAAGAAACAGAAAAACTCGCCAAATATTTAGAAGGCAAAAAAGGAGAATAACATGCCATTCAACACTTACGACCCAACTCAGAATACCAAGTTCGAAAAGACTAACTTCCTCAAGACTACTCCGGGGACCCACCTTATCCGCTTCATCGAAGACCCTGCTACCGCTAAAATGGTGTTCACTCACTACGTAGCAATGAAGTACACAGTCCAGTGCTCAGGGGAAGACTGCCCCATCTGTGCGAATAACAAAAAGCTGTTTGTTCAGTACGGTGACGACGCTCGTAAGCAGTCCAGCTTCAACTCTCGCACTCCTCGCTTCATTATCAACGTCCTTGACCGGACTGTTGCTAAGACCTGCCCTCAGTGTGGCTTGGAAGTAAAGCCCGCTGGCCCACGCAACACTTTCCCCGCTAGTTGCCCTGAATGCAACACATTCCTAAACGATGTTCAGGCTAAGGCGCTAAATGTTGTGAAGATTTTGACCTTTGGTAATCAGCTAGCTACTGGCCTAAACAGCCTAGAGAAAGCTATCTGCGATCCCAATGGCAATCCGATTGGTCTAATGAATTTCGACATTGCTTTGCAGGTCGAGGGTGTACTGAAAAAGAAGACCATCACCCCAATTCCTATGACAGGTAATGTTGATAAGATTACAGTTGCGGAGTCAGATTTGCAGGACAAGAACAACGCCACGATCTCCCTAACGGGAGCAGAGATTACAGAACTTATGCGTGGTACAGCCCTCAAAGACTTGTATGCCGCTCGTCGGGGAACCGCCGCCTCCTCCCCTGCACCAGCCACAACTGATGCACCCCCTTGGCAGGATAAAGAAGATATCGCCAAGACTGTTGGTAGCATTCTAGGATAAACCCGACTTATAATAGGGGGGTAGAAATACCCCCCGAAAGGATACAATATGGATGAGACAGAAAACATCGTCGGATTTTATTATGATCGGTTGACTAAAGAGAGTCCCG